GGTAACGAACCAAATTTACTTGAAGGCAAAGGAACAGTGTCAGGTGAAAAAGGTTATGCTTCATGGGCTGAAGTTACAAGAGCTATGGGTGATGAAAGATATTCTAAAGACCCTGCGTATCAAGCAATGGTTCAAGAAAAATTAGCTAACTCAGATTTATAAACCAACACATAGGAAACACAATGTACGGAAAAGCAAAGAAACCTAGTAAAGCATTAAAAAGTGGTCAAAAAAGATTACCAACTGCTTTAAAGAAAAAAATAATGAACTCTAAAAAGAAGAAAGCGTAATGGCAAAAAACGGATTGTACGCCAACATTCATAAAAAACGTGCTAGAATAAAAGCAGGTTCAGGTGAAAAGATGCGTAAAGCAGGGCAAAAAGGAAGACCTACTGCTAAACAATTTAAACGTGCCGCCAAAACTGCGAAAGCATAATGGTTGCTAAAGTATATCAAAGTCCTTCTGGCGGATTAAATGCTAAAGGAAGGGCTTTTTATAAAAGAAAAGGACATAACCTTAAAGCTCCTACTAAAAGTAAAACAAGTGGAAGGCGTAAATCGTTCTGTGCGAGAATGGGCGGAATGAAAGGTGCTATGTCTAAAAACGGAAAACCTACTCGTAAGGCTTTAGCTTTGCGTAAGTGGGATTGTTAACATAGTTGTGCAACACTAATGTGTGGCAACTGCCATCAACAATTTAGCCAAATAACTTGACCCCTTGCGAGGGACAATCTTGACTAAATAACTGAATTGAAGAGGCTTTTATCAATAAACGTCATAAATAAACAAGGAGAACACTATGGCAAACGCAAGTCCAGTTAAATTTGGAAATGCTAATTCTGGTGCAACTCGTGATGACGCTTTGTTTTTAAAAGTATTCGCAGGTGAAGTTATTACTTCATTTGATAGAGCTTCAAAAACACAGGGTGCTGATATGGTTAGAAGTATCAGTAATGGGAAGTCAGCAACTTTTCCAGTAATGGGAAGAATTGGTGCTTCATATCACGCAGTTGGTACTGAAATTACAGGTTCAGATATTAACCACAACGAAAAGGTTATTACAATTAATGACCTTTTAATATCTTCAGTATTCGTATCGAATATCGAAGAAGCAAAAAACCACTGGGACGTAAGGTCAGCTTACTCTACTGAAATTGGTAGAGCTTTGGCTTTTCAAAAAGATAAGCACATCTTACAAACTATTGGTCAAGCATCTTTAGCTAGTGCAAATATCACTGGTGGAGACGCTACAACTAACATAGTAAACACAGGTATCGCATCTGCTACAGATAGCACTGCGGCTAATGCAATGATTGATGCAATCTTTGCGGCGGCTAAAGAACTTGATGCTAACTATGTTCCTTCAGAAGGCAGAAAATGCTTTATGAGATTGGAAGAATACTACAAATTAGCAAACGCTACAAATGCAGTGAATGTTGATTTCAGTGGTAACGGTTCAATCGCTGAAGGTAAAGTTCACAAAATTGCAGGTATTGAATTAATACCTGTGGCACACTTTGTTAACACTAATGTAACTTCAGGTACAGACGCAGGTTCAGCAACTAATGGTGGTTCAACTCCTCAAGCAGTTAACCTATCAAACTTTGTTGCTCTTGTATCTCACCCTTCAGCAGTTGGAACTGTTAAGCTAATGGATTTAGCTGTTGAAAAAGAGTACGACATTAGAAGACAAGGTACGTTAATGGTAGCTAAATACAGCATGGGTCATGGTGTATTAAGACCAGAAGCGGCAGTCGGAATTAAAGAAGCGGCATAGTCCCTCTTTACTTACATTGGGCGGAGATTAACACTGACAATCCGCCCAGTGTTCTCACACAAAATTTAACATAGAGGATAGATGGCAACACAAATAACACCCACAACCGAATTACAAGCTGTTAACACAATGCTTTCCACGATTGGAGAAGCTCCAGTCAATAGTATTACAGGCACTACAACAGTTGATGTAAGTACAGCAAAAAATATTCTTAACGAAACATCTATGTCTATCCAATCTCAAGGGTGGAATTTCAACACACATACCAATTATAAATCTTTATCTTTAGATAGTGATAGCAAAGTTCCGCTTCCGTCTAACTGTGTAAAAGCAGATGCTAATGCACACTATAGACAATATAATTATACAATAAGAAGTGGTTTTCTATATGATATGGATAATCATACTGATGTTTTTACTTCAGCTCCAAATTCAGTTGATTTAGTTCTAGTACAACAATTTGAAGATTTACCAGAATACGCAAGACAATACATTACAATGAAAGCGGCAAGAAGATTTGCGGCTAGATTTATTGGTGATAGTGAGATTACACAATTAATTGGTCAAGATGAAAATGAAGCATTAATGGCATTTCATCAAGCTGATAGCCAAGAAGCTGATGTCAATATTCTTGAAGGGGACAGCAATACATTTTCTATTATTCATAGAACTACTAGAAGGACTTATTAAAAATGGGAAGTGTTGTTTCACAATCTATTCCTAACTTCTTAAATGGCATGTCTCAACAGACACCAACACAAAGAGGTATTAATCAAGGAGAAGACCAGATAAATTTACAAAACGGATTAGTAGATGGTTTATCAAAAAGACCTCCTTTAGATTTTGTAGCAACATTAGACAACAGTAATATTTATTCTAACAAAACAAAATTTTGGCAAATACAAAGAGATGCTGACAATCAATATATCGTGGCATTATATAATGGTGGGGTAAAAGTATTTGGTTTAGATGGTACAGAAAAAACAGTTACAGTAGCAAGTGGGTCAGGTTATTTAACTTCTACAAACCCTAGAGAAAATTTTAAATTAGTTAACATAGCAGATTATACATTTGTAGCTAACACAGGAACTACAGTTGCGGCTGATAGCACAACGTCTGCGGCTAAAGTAGAAGAGTTTTTAATTGTTTGTAAATTAACAAACTACGGTAGAGAATATAAAGTTGCCTTGAAACACCCATCAATGGCACAAGAACTAGAAGTAGTTTTTCAATTACCTTCAGGTAATGATGCGTCCACCGATAGTAAATTTAGAGATACAAATAAAATAACAGATATTCTTTTATATGGTACATCAAGTACACATTGGGACAGTGCCGCAAATGGTATTGGATTTAATGTTAGAAGAACAGATACAAATGCGTCTGTGTCAACAACACAAGGTTTAGCAAATTATTCTGGGTTTACGTCATATTTTACTTTTGAAGCATACGACAGTGTAATCTATGGAAAACCTACCGACCAAAACGCTAACTATGAAATAACTACTTCAGATGGTTCTGGTAACACAGCCATGTATTCTATAAGAGATGAAATTCAAGATTTTAGTAAATTACCTTTTTACGGAAAAGAAGGAGTAATAATAAAAATTACTGGAGAAGAAGGTGATACACTTTCAGATTACTATGTAAAGTTTTCAGGAAAGTCTGGTGTATGGAATGAAACTATTGCACCTGCTACTTCTATTGGTTTAGATAATTCTACAATGCCACACGCATTGATTAATAACAATGATGGAACTTTTACATTTCAAGAATTAGATTGGACAGATAGAGTATGCGGAGACGCTGATACAAACCCTGACCCAACTTTTGTTGGTAAAAAAGTAAATAACTTAACTTATTATAAAAATAGATTAGGAATATTATCAGGAGAAAATTTAGTATTAACAGAAAATGCTTCTTTCTTTAATTATTTTGCTACAACATCAACACAAGTTTTAGATACAGACCCCATTGATATTGCGGCTTCAGGTACAGAAGTTAATACACTTAAAAACTCTGTTGGATTTAATGAAAGTTTATTGTTATTTTCTGACACTGCACAATACAAACTAGATAGTTCAGGTGAAACTATTTCACCAACTTCAGCAATACTTAATCAAGTATCTTCATTTGAACATGATGATAAAGTTACACCAGTATCAGCAGGTAAGTTTGCATATTTTGCACAAGCAAGAACAAACAATACTGCAATAAGAGAATATTTTGCAGATGATGATACATTAACAAATGATGGACTAGATATTACGGTGTCAGTAGGAAATTTAATACCTACTAATTGCTATCAAATCATTAGTAACACTACTGAAGACACATTAATATTTTTAACTTCAGATACAGCAGATACACAAACAGCACCTTATAGTGGCACAGCGTCTACAACATACGCTAACACAATGTATATCTATAAATACTTTTTTGATGGTGGAGAGAAAGTTCAAAACGCATGGTCTAAATGGACATTTGAAGGTGTAAAAATTATTGGTGCTATGTCATTAGAAAGTTTTATTTATGTCTTAGCTTCAGAAGGCACTACAACAAAATTATTAAAAATAGATTTAAGAAATTTAAAAGATACAACAATAGGTCATGGAGTTTACATTGACCTTAAAACTTCTGTTACAGGAACGTATGACAGTGCTACAGATTTAACAACATTTGTATCACCTTATGGTGCAAAAACAGGATTAATTGCAGT